CGGCGTCCCGCAATACTTTGCTGTCTATGGGGGCGACGCCGCAACGGCTGGTTACACGTCCCAAAACATCATTGTGGGGCCAACGCCCAATCTCGCCTACACTGCCCGCCTCACTGGGACGATCCGCTCCGCGCCGCTCTCGGCGTCAAATCCGTCGACATATATCTCAACCTTCTTGCCTGATCTCTTCATCATGGCGTCGATGATTTATATCTCGGCCTATCAGCGCAACTTTGGCCGCATGAACGATGATCCTCAAATGGCTCAATCGTATGAAGGCCAATATCAGGCTCTGAAAGCAAGCGCATTGATTGAAGAAAACCGCAAGAAATTTGAAGCGGCTGCGTGGACTTCATACTCGCCCGCTCCGGCGGCGACACCGACGAGGTAATCCATGCCGCATAATATGGTCAAACTTCAACCCGGCGTCGATACCACTGCGACGTTGGCGGTCAATCAAGCAAACTATTCTGTATCAAATTTGATACGGTTTATTTACGACCGTTCACAGTTGGGCCTGGCCCAAAAATTAGGTGGCTGGGTTGCGTATTATCAATCTGCTTTGTCGTCAAAAATCCGCGCTCTTAAAGGATGGGCTGATCTTAATGCTATTAACCATCTTGGAATTGGCGCTGAATCTTCTTTGAATGTTCTGACGAACAACAATTTGGTCAATATCACTCCGCAAATCACGACAACAAATTCAAGCCCCAATTTCTCAACAACAAGCGGGTCAAATGTTGTTCAAGTGATTGATTATGGTTTAATCGGCTCAACGCTTGATTACGTGAATTATGTCACTCCCGTCACCATTGGCGGAATTGTGCTTACGGGTCCGTATCCATTATACACGGCAACCGTAGCAATCACCGCTGCGACAACTGGGGCCAGCGGGACAGGAACGACGGCGACCATTACCTTTGGCGCAGTGGCCGCGGCAGCGCCTGTGGGATCAACCATAATTGTGTCGGGTGTCACGCCTGCGGCATATAATGGAACATGGGTCGTAACGGCATCCTCGACAACCTCGGTCTCATTTGCCAGCACCGCAACGGGCGCTCAAACGGTTGCTGGAACGGTTCAATACGGGACAAACTATTCAATCCAAGCGGCGAGCAATGCGACATCTACCGTGTCAAATGCCGGTGCGTCGTATTACTTCACGACGGCAAGCGGCTCATCTGTTGTGAGCTGCACATTTGCAAATCATGGGTATACCGCAGGAACTCAATTTTATGTTGGTGTCCCAACAACTGTCGGCGGTGTGACGCTTTCTGGTCTCTATACGGTTTTGTCGGTTTCATCTTCCAGCGTATTTACATTCTCTGCTCAAAATACAGCGACAAGCACCGCAAGTGTGTATATCGACAGCGGGAACATCAACGCCACATTTTATGTTGCTCAAGGCCCTCAGCCTACTAGCACAGGCTTTGGCGTTGGCGGCTTTGGTGTCGGCGGCTTTGGCGTTGGGACGACGCAACCTTCTGTAGCCGGAACGCCTATCACGACAACTGACTGGACGCTCGACAATTTCGGGCAAGACTTGATTGCATGCCCGGCGGGCGGCGCGATTTATTATTGGCAGCCAAGCAGTCAATTGCAAAACGCCCAAATCGTTGGCGGCAATGGCCCTCTTGTTAACAGTGGCGCATTTGTCGCGATGCCAGAACGGCAAGTTGTGGCATATGGATCATCATTCACGTTATCACCCGATCCTCTTTTGGTGCGCTGGTGCGACATCGGCGACTTCACGATCTGGAATGCAACGCCGACAAACCAAGCGGGGTCATACCGCATTCCAACTGGTTCAAAAATTGTTGCTGGCATTCAAGGTCCTCAACAAGGTTTGCTTTGGACCGACCTTGACCTTTGGGCAATGCAGTATGTGGGTGCGCCGCTTGTTTACGGGTTCAACAAAATTGGTTCAAACTGCGGAGCAGTTTCTCGCCATTGCGTGGGGCAACTTAACGGCGGCATCTACTGGATGTCACAAAAGCAATTCTTTATGTCTACGGGATCGGGACCGCAAGCAATTCCATGCCCAATTTTTGATGTGATATTCCAGAACATCAATACCGCATATTTTTATAAAGTATGTTGTGGCGTGAACTCGCAATTCAGTGAAATCACTTGGTATTACCCATCTGCGTCCTCGACGGAGAATGATAGCTATGTCAAGTACAACACCGTACTCCAGCAGTGGGACTTTGGTTCTCTTGGCCGCACTGCTTGGATTGATCAGTCAGTTCTCGGACCCCCCATTGGCGCTGGGTCTGACAATTACCTTTATCAGCACGAAGTAGGCAATGACGCGGCAAGCGGAACGCAAACGACTGCAATGCTGTCATCGTTCCAGACCGGCTACTTCCAATTGAATGAAGCGGACAACTTGATCTTCATTGATCAGATTTGGCCGGACATGAAATGGGGCACATATAGTGGCAACCCCAATGCGACGGTTCAGATTACGTTTTATGCGACCAACTACCCAGGCGACACGCCAGTTCAGTATGGCCCATACAACATGACGCAAGCGACAGAATATATCTCCGTCCGCATCCGCGCACGTCTTATGTCAATTGCTGTATCGTCAAACGATGTTGGCACTTTCTGGCGTCTCGGCGCAATCCGCTATCGCTACCAAATTGACGGGAGGTTCTGATGGCATCACCAGACGACTTTTTGACCGCCCAAAAAAACGGTGTTCAAAGCATCAGCGCCTTAAATCATACGACGCAGAACCTTGCCGGATCGGTTAACAGTCTGGAAATTTCTGCTACGACATATTTGAAGACCCAATATGGCTGGGTGGCAAAAGTCAGCGTCATTGTTGCCGGTACGACTACGGGCATGATCTATGATGCCAGCTCGACTGCAACCGCTACGACCGGCACCCGCCTCGCCGTCATCCCCAACACTGTTGGGATTTACACCATCGGTATGCCGGTCAATAACGGCATTGTTGTCACCCCCGGTAGCGGCATGATTGTCGCCGTTTCTTATAGCTGAGGTCCGTCATGCCATTGCAGAAAGGTACATCACAGAAGACCATCAGTGCAAATATTCGCGAAATGGTACGATCTGGACACCCTCAGAACCAAGCAATTGCGGCTGCATTGAACACAGCTCGCCACACGAAGGCAGAAGGTGGTTCTATGGCGATGTCTGGGACCGGCGTCCGCCAAGCCCCTAAAGTCCAATACGCCAAGCCCGCTCACATGCTCCATACAGGTCCTATTCATAGTCCTGTCGCTGGCCGCACCGATCATTTGCCCATGAACGTCAAAGCGGGATCGTATGTGATCCCCGCCGACATCATCGGCGCTATGGGTGAAGGCAACACGATGGCGGGGTTCAAAATCGCTCGTCGCATGTTCTCGTCGCAGCCATACTTCCAAGAAGGCAAGCAGCCCTATACCGAGCAGGCGCAGCCCTATGCCGAAGGCAAACCATACGGGGCCCGAGCGGATGGCGGTGCGACGCCGGTCGAGATCGTTGCCGCCGGTGGTGAATATGTTATTGACCCCGAAGATGTCACCGCACTCGGTGGCGGCGATATGGATCACGGGCATGAAATCCTTGACGAGTTTGTTAAGGGATACCGCAATAAGACCATTGATACCTTGAAGAAATTGCCGGGGCCAAAAAGGGATTAAAATGGAACCTAAAATCAGACTTGGAACGCCAGAAGATGAAGCCGCAATGCTGGAATTGGCAATGCGGGCATGGGAAGAAAACGGCATTAAAGACGTCAACCCGACCAAGATGTTGGGCATGATTCGTCCCGCACTTTATCTTTGGCAGGGCCTTGTCGGCATTATTGGGGAGCCGGGCAAAAAGATTGAAGGCGCGGTCCTTTTAAGAATGAGCCAGATGTGGTATTCCGACAGTTGGATGCTTGAGGAAAAGGCCATTTTTGTTGACCCAGAGTTCCGCAGCGCAAAAGGGGGCCGCGCTCGCAAACTCTGTGAGTTCTCAAAGAAAGTGGCTGATGAGTTGAACATTCCGTTGATTATCGGCGTTCTGTCCAATCACCGGACGGAATCCAAAGTTCGCCTTTATGAACGCTCTTTTGGCCCCCCAGCCGGAGCTTTCTTCCTGTACAATGTCCGCACCGGACACGAAGAGCATATGACGGAGCATTAAAATGGGTGGCAAAACCGGCACGACGACCCAGAGCGTTCAAATTCCACCAGAGGTTCTGGCTCGGTATAATGCCGTCAATGCCAATGCTCAAAACGTCGCGCAGACGCCGTTCCAACAGTATAGCACAAATCCTAACGCTTTTGTTGCACCTTTGAACGAGCAGCAGCAGGCTGGCGTTTCCAACATTAACCAATACGCCGGTGCCGCGCAGCCAGCCTATAGCGCCGCTATGCAGGGCACGGCGCAAGCCTATGGCGGCCTGACACCGCAAGGCTTCCAGCAAGGCGTTGCGGGATATATGAACCCGTTCGTCAACCAAGCTATGGGCGCGACCGCCGCGCAGCTCCAAAATGTGAACCAGCAGCAGCAACAGCAATTGCTGGGCAACACAATCCAGCAAGGCGCATTTGGTGGCGACCGTGGCAACATCGCGCAAGCCGCGCTGATGAACCAACAGAACCTCGCTCTTGGTAACACGTTGTCCAATATGGCCTCACAAGGCTACCAGAACGCCGCGCAAAATTATCTTGCTGGCACCGCGCAGCAGGGTGCTTTGGCAAACCAATTGGGCAATCTCGGCACCGGCGCACAGACCGCAGGGCTCGCAGGAGCGCAGGCTCAAATCGGCGCTGGCACTCTCGGCCAACAGACGCAGCAGGCTGGCCTCACCGCCCTCTACAATCAGTTCTTGCAGCAGCAAGCCTACCCATTCCAGACGGCGCAGTTCCTCGCGAACATCGCCGAAGGCACTGGCGCGTTGTCTGGCTCGACGACGACCACGACGCAACCGATGCCGTTCTTCTCGGACCGCCGCTTGAAGGAAGACATCAAGCGCATCGGCGAGACGGACGAGGGCTTGCCGATCTACAAGTTTAAGTACAAGGGCGATCCGTCCGAACAGACCCATGTCGGTTTCATGGCCGACGAGGTCGAGAAAATTCATCCAGAAGCGGTTGGCGAATCGCATGGATACAAGACGGTCGATTACAACCGCGCGGCAAAGTATGCCGGTGGCCTCGTCTCAGAAGGCGGCGCAGTCGGCCCGCAGCATGAGGGCATGGGGTTTGAATATGGCGGCGACGTCGGTCTTGATCCCGTCGTGGCTCGCCAATTGGCAATGTATCAGGCCCTGTCAAAGGCTGGCGGCGCTGAAGGCGCTGGCCGGAACATCTCGGGCGTCCCAGGCGGCAGCTCATACGTCCCACAGGCACAGCCGCAACAGTATCAATTGAAGACCGCTGGCGCTCCTCCTGCAAATCCACAATCGGGTTTGTCACAAGTGATGAATGCGGCCAATACGGCGCAAGAAGGCGCTGACTTCTTTGGCACGGACAAGTCGGGCCGTGAGGGCCTCGGCCTTGCAGCATACAATGCGCTTAAAAAGTTCCAACAGGATCGTCAGAAAAAAACCGATAGTGTTGAAACTCAGCAAGCCCGTGGCGGCCTTGTTGGTTATGCGGCTGGCGGCGACATCCCGTATGAAAAGGATGAAAACCAAAAGCTCGACATCCCAGAAGAAGAAAACAAGCATGGCCTTGTCACTGCGTCTAACCCGACTGGCGCAATGTCGCAGACGGGACTGGGCATTGGGGATGCGTTGGCGGTCGGCAAAATGGCCGCGTCAGCCGCACCGGCAATTGGCGACTTCCTTGCTGCGCTTGCATTGAAAGATGGCGGCGTTGCCGGTCGCGAGCATCATGACGGAAGTGACGGCAATGTGGTTGGCGGCGGCGCAACCCAAGACCCTTCTGATGAATTTGTGAACCGTTACTGGAACCGCCACGTACAGCAAGAAAGCGGCGGCAAGCAGTTTGATGCGAACGGCGCACCGTTGACGTCTTCTAAGGGTGCTGTCGGCGTTTCTCAAATCATGCCTTCTACAGGGCCCGAGGCTGCAAAGCTCGCTGGCGTCGACTGGGACGAGAACAAGTTTGCCAACGACCCTGAATACAATCAGACGCTTGGCAAGGCTTACCTGAAATCGCAATACAACAAATATCATGATCCAATTCTGGCGTCCGCCGCGTATAACGCAGG